GTCTCCAGTAACGATTTCATCCTCAAGCTCCAAGGCATCCTTGTTCTCCATTGAAACAAGCATCGGAGTGTCCACGCTCCTGTAGGTCTTATCAAGAAGTGAATTGACCAACCTGTTCTCGACATCCTGATGAGGCATCATGATGTTAGGCAGACTATTGCCCCAGAAGAAGCGCCTGTTAGCGAACGGCTCGAACACTGTCTTTGCAAAAGGATACTTCTTGTTCTTCCTGCCCCAAATCAGCGGTCCCTCGAAGACCAGGACTCCGTTGGCTACGATGCAGTACTTGTCCTTGCGCTTGTTGAAATAACGAAGAAGCTCGATCTTGTCCTCCTGTGCACGGCTGCTCCCCTTTGGCCCGTAGTACAGCTCACGCTCACCGTCCGACATCCCACGGTAGACCTTGACGTGCTTGGCGTTCTTGTACTTGCCGAACTCATACACGAAGTCACCCAGGCTCATGTACTGTGCCCAGATGAGTTCGGGTTGCTTCTGAATGTCCGGCTCGTAGGCATCACCGACAAGGAGATTGTTGACCGGTACGCTGATCTCGATTGGTCTGTCTTCAAGCACTTGCTCGGAGTCCTCGGTTTCCATCTCACCCGTGGTCGGATTCCAGCTCTTGATGGTCTGCACCGTATCTTTGACGAGCAGATAGCCGTCGTACTTGATGAACGTACCGTCGATGGAGCAGTCCCATCCGTCGTTGAAGATATCAAGCTCAGGATTGCCCTGAGCGAGGTAGCTGTGCCGCACCAGGTTCTTCATGATGTCAGCACGTTCCAACGAGACGGTGTTTTGCTCGTCAGTGGCCGTAAGACGGATGAGGGGCGGGGTCTTGGCCACGGCGCTGTTATAGGCGCGGACTTTGTTTCTGGTGGTTCCGGTCGAAACATTCGCCTGCCATTCTTCGAGTCCCCGTTCTGCGCGTGTCTGTATGAAACTATTAGTCCTCTTCTGAGAGTCGTCGAGGAACTGCCGTAAGGTGCGAAGATTAAACTCAGGATACGCCTGCTTCATCACTTCCTCATCCAAGAAGTCATACCGCTTATACAAAAACTGAACCTTCTCCTGCTCAGCCCCAGAGGGTTGGTAAGTTTCTGCGGACGGCGATGCCTCGTTGTCTTGCTCGTAAGCCATTGTCGTGTAGTACTATGCCATCGATAAGTTCTTTTGCTGCTTGCTTCTCTTCTCTTTGATCGCCTTGTAGAAAGCCATCTCCTGTTTCTTACTCTCCGTCATGTAGAACTCTTTAGGCATACCATATCTGATCGCGTCCATACAGTGATTGAAGGCATCCATCGGCTCGTTGAGCACCTTACCATCGCGGTCCGTGAGCCACATATAGTTCCGGTATTCCTTGATGAGGTTGACGCTACGCTTGGTCACTGATACTCGCTTATCTTGCACGAGCTGTATGCCTTGAAGCACCGAGCCTGGACCTTTGACCGCCGGAATGACGTTGAGTCCATAAGTCTTGAGTTCATCAATCGATTTTGGTTCTGCGCTATCGCACACGGTGAGCACTGAGGTGAAATTCTTGAGCGTATCAGCGATCTCTCTGTTGCTCATACCCTTCTGATAAATAATCTCATCGAAGATGAACGCATTATCCATCCTGTAAATATCCACTACTGCCGTCGGGTCGTTGCTATAGCCGAAGTCGAGTCCCCGGCGCACCAGCTTGGCCTCGTGCGGTATCTCATCTATGATCTGCCACCCTGTAAAGATCCTTCCTTCAATTTCACCTATCTGGCCTTCTCCGTAAACCCTGAACCAAGACGTGTTTGCCCTTCTCCGTTCGATTTCTTCAACTATCAATGGAGACAACGCTTCGTTATCACGATACGTCAACACGATAAAATCATGCGGGTGCTTTGGTATAATATCTTCGTGAACCCAGAAGGACCTTGTTGGATTGTAGTCGATAAAAATATCTTCATTCGTACGAATAGCCAACTGCGTGTAGGTCTCATAAGGAATGTTGTCAGCTTCATTCATAAACAACACATCACGACGAGGACCACGCACCTTATCCGACGATTCAACACCGAAGAATTCAATCCGACTTCCTGTCTCAAAATTGTAAATGTTCTCTGTTCGATTCCAGTTGTCCTCCTTGAAGTATTTTTGACCCTCAAGGATCGAAATGAAGTCCCTAATGGCCCCGCGGCGAAGGTGAGGTAATGATTCGCTTACGACAGAGAACAGCTTGCCATGTTCCCGCTGCGCTCTGTCGATAAGAATCAAGAGAATCGCTATAGTTTTGCCGGCACTCGAACCACCTTGAATGATCTTCAGTCTTTGTTTAAGAGCCAATATTTTTGTGAGCGCCTTTGTTTTTACAAATGTTGCCACAAAAGCCTTTATTGTCCCGTTTTGTTATCTGCATCTTGAATCATGGAAAGTATGGGCTGCGGCATCTCTTTTCCAAGCGTCGTATGATCCAAACCCTGAACGACCTTTCCGATACCTCTGTCAAAGACTTCCTTGAGCGCAGGTACGTCACCGAGTGACTTGCCATCAAGAGCTTTGTCGATGATGGCTTGCGCCAATTCATCTGCTCGTTCCTCAGCCTTACGAATGATGGCTTCACGCAATTTTGAGGCCATCAACTTCGGTCGCCCCGCCAACTGTGCGTTGACCTTGGAAGAAAAAGCGCGGCGATCTAATTCCCCATCTTTCCTTAAAGCCATAGAAAATCTAGAAATCTATCCTGCTTTCTTCTCCACCTTCACCGTCTTCTTCCTCACCTCACCAACCTTGCATCCGCTGGGACAACTGCCGGTCGATAACGACACGCTCTACTGATAGCAAGTCGGACACAAGGCGTACAACTCAGCCAACAGACCAGGTGCGTAGCTACTCATCAGCGCGTCTTCGTTAA